CTCTACGGTATAGTCTTTGCCGAACTTTTTATCAGGGTATAAATGCTTCATTGCTTTACCTGTGTTATTATTCTTTGCCATGATTAAGCTCCTATCCTAAACGCTTCGAAGAACGTAGCTGTTGGTGCTGCTATAATATCAAGCGTTCCTGCACCAAATGTACTCTTATATACCTTAACTTCTAAATAATCTGTTGTACCGTTCATATATACTATTGCTGATAAATTAACACATTGATCAAATCCACTTCTCGTCATGTTATGACCCATAATCGCTGCTCTATGAATGCTCGTGTTCTTATAAAGATAAGTAACTAATCTGTTATCCGTAGAAGTTCCTTCGTCCCACTCAACCCCTATATTAACTTGATAATTCCCTGCTTTACTCGGTGTATATCTGTACGTCGAGGTGCTATAATCGCCCTGTGGGTCATAGTCTTCAGTATTGCAAGCCAGTACCGCAGCCGTATTATCTGAAATAGTCTGAGCCGTGCTACTTAAATGTGCCCCAAAACCATAGAACGTCTCTTGCGCATCTATATATGCTTTGATACTCTCTGCAGTTGCTAGGTTAGTCGCTGACGCAGTGGCCATAGTGTCATCATCGATAATGGCGACTTCAGCCGGGACTGCGGCCCCACCTGAAACATTCCCTATTACAGTCATGTCAGTTAAGTTTGCCATGTGTACTAAGTCAATCGCCGCATCCGCAATCTTCGCTCCTGTTACCGCATCAGCCCCAAGCTTCGCTGTTGTAATAGCCCCATCTGCAATAGCCCCTGAATCCGTTTGGGCAAGTGTTTGGTTTGTTAAAAACGTCCCAGTTGCATCCCATACAAGAACCTTATCGGCTTCTGGGTCTGGGAAAGTAGTATCTACCGTCGAGGTAATACCGAATTTAAGCGACCTACTTATTTGCTCATCCATTTGGATTAAAAGCATATATGATTTATCTAACGCATTACCGATTTGCTTCTCTGGGAAATTCCCTTCGGTAGGTATGTTGGTGCCTTGCGTATACGGAAGTACACGTTTAATGAAAACATTTTCTAAATTCGTCGGTGCCACTAACCACTCAACTGTACCACCTTCAGTAACGGCATTAATGTTGACCGTATAGTGTGTGCTGATAGTCTTAAGAGTAGCTACTCCGGTGGCAATCACAATCGAGTAGACTTCCAACTCAGAGTCAGCAAATATCTTGAATGGGAAACTGAAACTTAAGTTAGCACCATCCCCAGGTGTCGGTGTTGTTTTATTTGTGGTATTCGTTACTGACATAATTTTTCTCCTTAAACTATTTTACTTTAGTTCGTCGCTTTTTACTAGCACCTTTTGGGGATTTTCCTTTATCGAACCCATACTTAATTTTAGATTCAGTGAATCCTAATCTCCGTATATCTGAGGTCCGCTCCATCATAAGTTCTATAACCCCTGAAATACCCGTTACCACCTGTCGAGGTACTTTCTTAAAGAAAGCCCCTGCCTCAGCCGCGACAATAGCTGCACCCATATAGTCTGGGTTTTTAGCACTTAATTTCTCTTTGACCTTCTGGACTTTATCAAACCCAATAAAGGCTGCCGGATGAAACATATCGAAACCTGCAATTACACCACCGGCCATGTCACGGGCGAAAATCATACCCATCAAAGGCCAGGAGATCCAATCCTTGAAATAGTCCTCTAAATCAGCCTGCCCGAAATTACGCAACACCGTCGAGAGAATCGAAGGGACGGTCCAGTACCATATCATGGCATCTAAGATGGCGCTATTCCTCTCTGTGCTGTCTTCAGTGTACTGGGACTCAAGCCCTGCATTCACAAGCCCATTATGGACGTTAGTGAAGAAAGTCATAAACGGTACGAATACTTTTTGGAAACCACTGCCTCTAAGCATTTGAGGTAGATTTTGTATCTCGGCCGTAGGCTGTGTACGTTCAACAACACCGTCAGCATATAAACTTGCCTCTGCGTCATTCATCCCGAGACCGCCGTTCTCTTTAGAATCGACAGCTTTCATGTGAGCGCCTACCCAAGTAGGGTATACCACGAGCATATCCACGGTTCTGATCCAGGAGAAAATCGCTTCTTTAGATAATAGGCTGTCTTTCGTCTTAGAGAGCATATCCTTCACGTCATCTTGGTTAAGCATATCATCAATACCCTGAACAATATTCGAACCTCGTGACTCTATAATAGATGATCTCTCTTTAACGAATCTAACCGACCCGGCTTTATCATTCATTACTGCTTGAATACCGGCGAGAGTATATTTAGCTCCAATCTCCGCAGGGACCAATGCAATAGAAGACGCCTGCACTGCCGAAACACTAATGCTGTAACCTAAGAAGAAAGCTGAACTCATGTGTCTGAAATTATTGAAGGCCTGCTCTATTTCCGTTTGAGGACTTAGGCGACTTGGGTTTGCTACATCCTTTAGTAATCTATCTGCCGTAACATCAAAATTGTCACCCAGTAAATGAGACATATAACCACTCATCGTAGGTTCTTTTAATATCTTCGTAACTGTATCAACAGGTACCGCCATAGTTGAATAGTGAATTACGTCACGAACATGGCTGATTAACGTATCAAAACCATGGAGTGAAACTGGGTCTGTGCCCCCAGAGCGTTCGTTAACAAAACCACTTCTAAATTGTATCGCTTCAAAAATTCTATCATTTAAGTTGACATCTAAAGCATTCTTTATGCTGGACTTAGCTAACAAATGGTCCACTCTAATTGGGAAGTATTGACCTTCAATCTTAACCGGCGTGATACCTGTCAGTTGTTTGGTGGCATTAGATAAACTTTCCCATAGTGAGTCTAATATCTCAAATGATTGATCAACAAAAGCTATGTCCCCTGGACGAGAAGCAACGTCGTCTTCAATTAATTGAATCTCAGCTTGAGAAAAACCCCACCCTATTTCAAGGCGTTGTCTATTCCCTGCATTCCTAGAATTCAACACAACCGTCATCAACTGTTCGCGTGTGTACCCTTCTTGATTTGGTACTAAATTACGCACACCCTCCACGGTGCTAAGGACAGTACGTACTTCAGCCGCATCACCTTTAATCTCACTGAAAGCCTTATTCATTTTAGTCTTAGCAACTAACCCTAATTTAGCAGCATTAGAATGGCCTTGACGAAGAATATCAAATACATCCCCTGCGCCTATTTGTCTTAACATAAATTCAAGCTTACGTGTCTCGTCAAAAAGTTTCTTAGCTTTATGCCATGTCTTAGACGCCCCAACCCTAATCTTCTCTGACCGTCGGAGGTCTACATCTTTTAATTTAATACCAGTTTTATCTTGGATCTTTTTAATTAACGCTTCGTTAAAATTCGCTAAGTCCCGCGCTCCTTTTTCAAGGATGATACGTTTCTTTGTATCACTAAGATGGTAAGTATGTTCCAATGTATCGACGATGTCTTGTATCTCCTCAAGAGACATATCTTTGAGAGACTTCTTACTTAAGCGTGCCAACTGGTTTAATCGACTAGCCGGTATTTTGTTATTCTCATTAGATTGAACTGCTTGAAGTAATGAAGCTAGATCCCCCACCTTCTTATCAGTTAAATTCGCAGGGTCAAACTGAGCGACCACATCCTCCACGGCTCCTCTAAACTCTGCAGATAAGGTCTTAATCTTTTTCTTTTTGGTGAGGTCCTTAAATGTATTAATCAATTCAGCTTTCTTCTGCGCTTGCTCAATCTCCACAATCTTTTCTTCTAGGAATGCAACTCTATTTTCTTTTTTCTTTATAGAGTTGACTTTCTCGATACCTCTGAGTAGTCGATCTTTAACATCACGCTCGAGGGAAGACTCCTCCACTAGCTGTCGCACCTGTCCTTGTAAATTCGCAATCTCTTCTTTCTTAATAACTGCACCTTTTCTCGCACCCTCGAGAACTCTACGTACAGCATTCTTGACATCCGTTGACTCAAGACGTTTCTTAAACTTAAATCTTACTTCATTCTGACGCTTACGAATCTCTTGACGATTAGATTTTAATTGGTCAATGAATGTATCTAACTCTGCTTTCGACGCAAATTGAATATTTGAATTATTCTTATTAGCTTTCTCGAGAATCTGCTCATCAGTTAACTGGTCCGCTTCATCTACTTTTTCATTGATAGTCTCAATCTCAGAAAGTAAATCTGTAATCGTTTTCTCTTCAAAGTTTAAAATCTTCATTTCGCTTTCACGCGATTGGACATCTTTGAATTTTGCTTGTAGGGATGCGCTTAACGCCCGTGCGAATTGGTTAACTGGCTTAGATGCTTCTACGTCATTCGTCTCAAGGATGTTATTAATTTCAGTTTCTAATTGCTCAAAGCCTGCTTTACGCTCAGTGTCCGTCATACTTGTCTGCGATGTTTCCTGTTTTAAAACTTGGTCAACCTCATCTGCCAACGCCTCAGACTTCATCACCTGCTCTGACACTTTTTGCAAAAGGTCAACAGCTTCTTCTTCAGATAAACCGGCTTCTTCTAATCCCTCAAGCGCCGCTCTGACATCTTTTTGTTCACGGGACATGATTGACTCATTAATGGCTACCACACCCCCACCAGTGACTGCACCTAAAATCCCCGAATACGTAGCCGCTTTTGCGATCTCTCCGAGCGTAGTGCCTCTAATATCTCGTTGGATTAATTCTTCAGACCCTTGTTGTAGAAATTCCTGGACACCACCTTCTGCAATAGGTGTCACTATACGCGTCACGGCTTTTGATGCCTTGAGTGCTCTCATCAGTACTGACAAACCTACTGCTTCAAATCCTGCCTCAGTTGCAAAAGCAATATTAGCTTTCTTTGATGCGTCAGTTACACTTTTCCCTTTTTTGATACGTTCGTCAAAAACATTCACACTGGCTAGTTGACCAAATAACAGTGCCGACGCTGCCGGATTTTTAGTTAAAGCATAAATACCTACTGACGACGCTAGTGAACCACCTGCATTCCCTAAATCAAATGCGACTTTCTTAATGCCGTCTTCCGTAGTTTTCCCTGTCGGGCGCCCTAGACCTAATCTCTTTTCGATCGCCTTAGATGTTTCACTGAACTCTTTACCCACTCGGTCAATATGTTCTAGCGTTTCTTTAGGTTTTTCTTTGCGCAACAGTGACATGATCGACACCATCGTTGCTTTAGTAATATAGCTTTCTAATGACTCTCCGGCTTCCTCGCGTTGTTCGAATGTCTGGTCACGCTCTGCCGCAAACTTCTGCATTGACTTCCCAGGGAGGTCTGTTACCAAATTATTAATATGACTCGCCACACCTACAAGTACAGAACCAACAGCTTTCTGACCACCGCCTACCCCTAAGATTGGATCCTCAGCTAGAGGTCTTAACCCAAAGAAATTATCTTTACGTTGATTGTCCACTTGAGTCTTAAATCCGTAGTTGATCTCGTCATCATTCATTTCTTGAGGGAATGCTGCAGATTTATTTTGTTCAGAAAAATACACAGTCTCTTCTTCAGGTGCAATTTTAACTTCTTGCAACCCTTCAGGAGAGAAATTCGGTGCTTGGGGCTTCTCAACCACTTCACTCAGACCATCTGTCGAAAAATTAAAACCTGGTTTATTGACCACTTGACTCCTCTACTCCTAAAATTTTATTCTTAGGGTCTCTGATTTCAGAACGAATAAGTTTACCTTCTTTATCAAGAATTTGGAATAAGAAATTACCGTCTGCACGCGCAAACTTCTTCTGTGTAAAAGAATTCTGAACCTTACCGTCAGTTGGTAATTTACTCTTACCTTCTAGTACCTTCGTGCGCTTGCCTTCTTTCATTAATGAATTGGGGCTTGCAGGCAAAAGGCCTAACTCAGGATGTTCTGAGCGAGTAAATTGCTGTATTACTTTCTGAGCTAAATCATATGTGTCGTCAATGCTTTCAGTTTTAAGTTTGTCTTGCTGAATGATGAATCCTTTAAGCATTTCAGCTTTAGCTAACATATCATCTTCTCTACCATTAGCTTTTAACCATTGTTTGATAGTGCCATACCCGGCTTCAATAGGGTCTTGGATAGGGCGGTCCATACTTGCCCTCATACCATTTGCTATCATAGGGTTGACCACTTGTATCGCTGCTTTCGCTGCTAACCAAAGTTTACTATTCCCTACTTCACCTTGACCATCCGCTTCCGCTACTCGTGCGAATAAAGTTGGGGCCATTGTCTTGAGCATAGTCTTATACTCTCCTAGAGATATACCGCCTTCTATATTCATAGCCAAAGCGTCTTCTCCAAATAACACAATCTCTTTTAACGAAACATCGGCCGGATTATCCTCAATAGCCTTTTTAATACCTATGTATCTATCCCATAAATCAGAATAGGCAAGGGCTTGAACTTCTTTAGATTTTTTTGGTCTCATCTTCGTTAAGAAATCCTCAGCTAACTCTTTACTTCTACCTTCAGGCATTGATTGTACGTCCCCTAAGTTCTTAGTCCCACTGATAATCCCCATATACATTTCAGTATTATTCGCAAAAGCACCCATCTGCTCGTCTATCTTAACTTTCTCATCTAACTTATCAAAAGCAGTACGTGCCTGAGTGCTGAATTTCTTTCTCTCTTCCGGTGTAAATAATTGCGCAAGTTCAGGTTGCTTAAGCATTTCGTCAACAGCGGTAGGGTTGTCGCTTTCTAACGCACCTAAAATAGCCCCTGTAGCACGACTCTTGTTAGCGAGCAGAGTGTACTCGGCTGTCCTACCTGGGTTGATGCCTTCTAAGGCTTCCACAGCGCCGTCAAGCCCATCCTGAGTCACTGCAAAGGCGCCTAGATAATCACCTTTTTTTGATAACTGATATGCGTTCTGTGCCACAATATCGGAAGTCCCTAGTGCCGTATTCCAGGCGTGAGTAACTGTCTGATTTTGTTGGTACTTCCCTTCATCTAATTCACGAGAACGAATATCTTGTTTGCCTAGTCTTGAAATATTATTGCGCACAGCACTACTTTTAATACCTGTTAGAGTATTATCTAAGAGAGATTTTGATTTCTCCTTATATCCGGTAAGCACGTCGCCAGGTGTAGTTTCATTATCCAATCTATTTTGATGAGATACTTCTTCTAATCCTAATTGGAATTCAGTAAGTTGTCGATTCGTTTCAGTTTTAATCAATGCCACTTGTGCTTGGAAGACCTGACCTGCCGTCTGCGCTACTTGGCCTGCAATAGCCCCTGCGGATCCATCGACCCCTGGGGTGCCCACGACACTACTTGCCAACCTCTGTGTTGAAAATTTAGGTATACCACTCATTATGAATCCCCCCCGAATATTCCTGCATCTTTACCTGTTGCATAAGCAGAAGCCGCATTACCCCCTGCTTGGAACACACTCCCTACAAGAGCCACACGCCCTGCAGACTTAGTGATTTTTGCTTTTTGTTGAGCTAAGGTCTGCTTAGACACACCCTGCTTCCTAATAGCGTCAACCTGCTCCTTGCTATTGGCCCGAGACTCATCAAGCACTAAAAGTGGAGACCCAGCTAGACTCACTCCGTTTTTAAGGAAAGCGAGTTTCTGCCGCCTAATAAATTTGTCATTCGCCGTCGCAACGCGAGACGCTTCTGCATCAGATTCTTCACGAGCTAACCGCCCTTGCTCTTCCATCAGAGACGCTTCAGCTTTCGCTGCTTTGTTCTTCTGATAACCGCCGACCACTGTACTAATCGCAGAAGCCGCTATTAAGATTGTTGCCGTAATCGGATCAGCCATTTTTTATCCTTGCCCACATACAGTAATCGTTACCGACTCCCGTGTAATTTTTCATTGTACCTTCTTTCACAAAGCCTAAGAATTCCATCCACGCATCGTACTCTGCGTTGGCTATAGAAGAAGACTGAATTCGTACTAGGTTCATTGTGCTTTCCAGTTGGATTAAATATTTTTTCATTAACCTACAATAGATAAGAGGGTGATCTTCAATATATTTGGTAGGTGTGACCCACATTTCTGCGACACCTTCCCAACACAATAGCACTCCTGCGAAACATAATATCCGACCGTCATACATAAATGTCATACACTCACTAGCTTCCGCTAATGCTAATATCTTATCACGACCCCCCGGGACATCTAAATATCCACGGGCATATTTACCTCCAAATTCAGCCAATTCTAAATGGCTTGCCTTGAAGGGGATAGGTTTAATACCCATTAATTACTTGTGTCCATAAACACCTCTAGCATTTGCACAATACAAGGTAATGGTTGGTCTTGTTTAATTACTAACTTCTTATCCACTTCTGTGTTGTCAGAATACTTTTGAGGCTTAACCCCTGTGAATAAAGGAGGTGGACGCCCTGTTGTATGCGCTGAACTCCGGTAAGGAATGCGTTGCATATTATATAAACTAGTGCCGTACTTTGCACCTAGTGAATTGAGGAAACGAATTCCTACTTTCTGTACCGACTTATGTTTTGCTTGCGCAGGCCCCGTTGTGCCTCCTGCTTCTAAATTCAAAGTTGTTAATATCCCTACATAACCAAAGCCTGCATGCACTTTACTCGCTTGGTACTCAAGAGCGATTGACCCTGCTACAACAGCCACGTCAGTATGGACCCCACCATCAGTCACTACTTTAACCGTCTCGCCTGAAAGGTGATCTGCCCCCGTTAGTGAATCTGTCGTTAAGTACCAATCCCCTGCAGCCATTATTACATCCGTATCAAAATCAGAAGTAATACTACACGTCACAACTGTTGCGGAGGTGTACCCTGTAATCTCTGCTCTCCCTGTACCAACACCGTCGATAGACTTCTTCCAAATCTGACGTCCTACGTCTGTTGCTGAAAATACTGAAGCACTGGCAGTAAAAGTTATACCGGTACCAGTAGTGGCAGCAGGAGTCACACCGGCACCGGCGACCACCCCAATGGTCGTCCCGTCGTAAGTGATAGCACTATCGACATGGATATATTCTTTTTGTGCCTCAAACATCGCGTTACCCCAGGTTGCTAAGTCAGCAGCCTTATTCGCTTCGCCAGTAAAGAAATCCGTTAAGACTGGGATATATGGTTCATCTGTAAAATATTCTACGTGATGTCTCACCACACCATTGATGATCCGCTTAACCACAGTCCAGGTTTGATCGTAAGATGATGGTCTAGGCATAGTTTGGCAACTAATGAAACTGTCAGCCCTATCCCTCGTAGTATGTCTATGCCACCCTGAGACATCTTCTTTTGCTTTAAAAGTCAACCCGAGTAACACTCCGTCAGCCCGGACTGACCATAGTAATTCTGGTCTCCCACTTTGGAAAGACATTTGCTCTATGCCTGACTTAGTGATATGTCTCGCTGACGCATTTCTATCAATCGCACTGTAGTTGTCACTTAAAGCGTCGAACTCTAAACTGCGTACTGTCAATCCGTTACGTTCTAAATATACTAAAATCTTACCTAATGTTACAGGCATAATATCTCGTGAGCCTTCAGGTACCATTGGTCTCGATTGAATACTGTCTGGTGCAATAGCCTCATCAGAAGGGGATCCGGTTGTCTTCTGCACTCCGGCAAAAGTCCCTAAACCCATCAAGTCTGTTAAACCCCTGATCCATCTAATTTGATCGACCTCTCGGTTCTGAGGTGTGATAGTAAAGGAGACCGCATCATCAGGATTCGAGCCTGTAGTAAAGTCGTCAAATCGAGCGACCCCGGTTGTAGTGGCTGGTGCCCTCGACCCATCTAACCCTTCAGGTACCGCATCATACCCTCCATAGAATAATCGGGACTCATAGAAGCCTACGGCCCCTGGGAGTAACGATCTGTCAGAAGCATACCCTGCCGAACTATACGCCGCAAAGGTAGCTGAACTCGTACTAAAATTTACCCCTGCTAAAGTCTGTAATTCGAAAGTATTTGCCGATACATTAGCGACCTTGAAAACACCACCATTAATAGCTGTCATCCCCACGACACCTTCAATAATAACCTCATCGCCGTTTGAATAACCATGGGCGGTAGCTGTCACCACTGCAGGGCTCGCTTTAGTAAGTCCTGAGATAGTCTTCTTCGAAAGGAAGGGGTCGTTAGTGCGCACAAATAAATCTAGGGAGAAGGACGTTGCTGAGGTTCTCGTTAACTTCCTCGGCTCGTAATATCTGCTTACCTCATACCCGATATTAGCATTCTGTGTACTCTTAATATTTCTTAAATGAGCCTCCTGGTAAGGGCTTTCGATCTCGTGAACGCGCCCAGAAGTACCCCCGGAGCCGTATGTCGTAAATGCTGATCCGTCAATATCCACTTCATCTTGATCTTGTATTTCGAAATCGTTTGTGCCTTTGTTGGAGACAATGTAAAATTTCCCGTTCAGCTCGGTCATCCCTGCGACATCTGCGATATACACCTCATCCCCGTTAGAGTACCCATGCGCCGTAGCTGTTATCACCACTGGGTCCGCTGCCGTGGCTCCTGATATAACCTTGGCCGCCTCAATTAGGATGTCGTTGTCTTTATAGAAACGCATATACCCATTAGACAAATGGTCAACTGACCGAGGGGTTACTTCAATATTATATGATTGTTCATCATTAAATTGGAAAGGTAAGAGAACAGCGAATTTATTACGACGTGTATGCTTCACAAATTTAAGACCCGAACGGTATCTCGCAGGGCCTTCTATTTCAGCAATAAAATTAAGCATCGTCTCTGCGCCATTTTGGAACAAAGGAATCTCATATCGCCCATGAACAAGTGGGGATAATTCCCCAGAAGCCCAATTCTGTTTAGTTATTTCTTCTCTAGCCATTATGTCGTTTCGTAGTATGGGGGTGCAACTGCTCGGGATCTGCCTTTACGTGCTGACGTAAATCGACTTCGATCTACTTTACGGGGTGGACGTTCTTGCCCATCGACAGACTGTGCATTCTGCCCTAGTTTTTCAAATAATTCAGCCATAGTCTTAGTAGTAGAATTACTACCTGTAACCTTCTTAGCCATATTTCTAGCTAGTCGTAAAGCTAAATGCTCAATAAAAGAGGAGTCAAATCTAACCACGTCTGTTTGGTCAAATATTTGTCTTAGATTTAATACGCCTGCGCTATTGTTAATTAGTATCTGCCCATTCTCTATCTCATAATCAATCGCAGGGGCCGCTTCATCACCCAATGTAAGTAGTCGTAAATGATTATTAGGAAGGTTATACAGGTCAGTATACCCAAAAGCAGGTGTGCCTACTGAAGTCAGAGCTTTACGGTTGATTGCAAAATTCCATATGCCTTCTCTAAGCGCCGCTCTTCGTGTTGGGTCGTACCATCTAGCACAAATCTTCTCGGTCTCAGTTTCAGGTGTGTCGATATCTGAGACTTCTTCAGCGTCTTGGTCAAGCCAATCCATTGCTAATCGACATATCCCTACTTTATCTGTAACTGTAGCCATGTACTACCTCCGAAAAAAGACGACGTGCATACTCATTTAAAGTATGACACGTCGTCTTATTAATCAAACAGTTGTGTCATCAACCGGTATTAGCCTTGTAAGAACAAGAACTTCACAGTTATCGTACCTGCAGCCGAACCAACAGCATTCGCTGTTAAAGCGATGTCGTATGTTCTTTTGCGAGTAGCTAACGTGTGACCTGCCAATTCGTAAAGCTTCTTTTGGCGATTAGCTAAATTAACAGCAACTAAACCATCTTGGGCAGAACCGGCAGCATTACCAGAGGCAATATCCGCTCCATCTAAGAAGACGTCTTTGTCAATCACTGGACCTACAACACCGTTTTCAGGAGTCGTTTCATATAACCCTAAGTCATAATCAGTCGCACCTGTAATAGCGTCATTCAAGATTTCTACGTCTAAAACAATGATATCCGGGTTTAACGCTTTTGCTAAACGATAAACCGAAGCATTGTCATCAGCAGCCGCTACTTCAAAAGTAGTAACCATACCGAAAATTTGTCCCGGGTCAACGCGCGAAGGATTCGCACGGTTGCCTGCAACAAGTTCTGAATCTACATATTTATTTTCTACAGCCATAATATTCCACTCCTTTTAGTTGTCAGCTTAAATTAAACAACAGTTGTTTGAACTTTTTGCATTAATACACCTTCAGTACGAACCGCACCTAATTCAACAATAACTTGAATTTGGACCGTTTCATAAAGGTCGGTACGTTCTTGCACTTTCAACTTCATGTCAACTGCCATACCGTAACATAGCGCTCTTGAAGTCATCGCTATACAGTCACGAGTTGTACTTGCCACTGACAATATAGGGTTATTTACACTTGCCCCATAAACTAAGAGATTGAATTTCAATACCTTAGAGATTTCACCTTGGTCAATAACGAAACGTCTTGAGAAGTCTCCGCTAATAACTTCAGTTTCCTTGAATAATTGCTCTTCTTCATCACCAGTACAAAGGAAGATGAAGTTTTCGTCTAATTCCGTACCAACTTCTTGGTTGTGGAATTTTCTTTGGCATTCAAGGAATTTCTCGTAAACAAGACCACTTGTTGCGTCGATCGTAAGACCGCCATCATTAGCGAATGTAACATTTGTACCGAATTCACGGCCAGTTGCAACATCAGCGAAAGCAGCTTCGATACCAACACGGTCAAAGATACGTTCTGCCGCACGAATACAAGCTTCAGCATAATCCCCTTCAGGATTAGTTAAAGTTGCACGAGCATCAGCTTGGTCAATAGGAAGAGTCACAGCGAAGCGACGCTTTCTGATTTTTCGACGTAAATGGTCGATTGAATCGAACACAACAGGTTTTTGACGTGAAGTGATTTCTTTCATTTCAACGTCGCCTAACCCATCATAAGCGAATACTTCACCTGTTAAATTTTTTACTTTTGCGAAAGGGCGAAGGCGCGACTTGATTTGTTGCGACTTCACATGAAGCATATCTGAGAACTGCGTAATTAAATGATTGTCAATAGTAGCATTAGACATATTTTTCTCCGTTGGTTATAAGTTAACAACAATTATCTTAACTGTCGGTAACGATCCCCGTATTAACGGACGTGTCCCTGGCCACTATCGGAAGGCTGTGCGGAAGGTTTAACCCTCAACAACCGGACTATGTTTCAAGATACCCGGCTCTCTTTACAATCTTAAGTTACCAAATAATTACGCAGTAGTCAAACACTTTTGTAATTATTTTTTACTCATAGCACCAATGCGAACATACAGTGCGTCAACTTGAGCTTTAAGTTGTGCATGCCCTGTCAGAAATGTACCACTATATTCTGGTTTAGCCATAAGCGCACGGGCTTGATCTCGCAATGAAGCCTCTGTTTCAACAGCACCATTGTTCACATCACCGCCGAGGTTTGCGTCTTCGGAGATATAATCCCTCCTTACACCTTCTAAAACACTAGCCATAACCATTAGCTGTTCATTAGACATTGCCTCAACATGACCTTTCATAGGGCCTGTTGAATACTTGTCGATTAACTGTTTCGAGTCCGCTAAAGCTTTATCGACTTTACCTTCACCGAAAGTTTCGACGCTCATCTTGTCAAAATCTCTATCAAGCTTCTCTGCTGCTAAACCTTTATCTTTAACCGCTTGCTGAATTAAAGCGTCGAACTCTGTCTGAATACCTTTAGCTTGCTCGGGTCTTAAACCATGTTTATGGAATATTTCCTTAACACCAGTCTCAAATGCTTCGTCGCGTTCAACGCCTTCAGCGATATCAAACTCATAAGCCTCGGCCTTTTCAGGACGAATCGACTCGTAGTATTTATCCCACTCTGCTTGCTCTGCACCTGTCTCAGGTACTTGGCGTTGACCAATAAGCTTCTGTGCCCCATCTAATTTAGTGAATAAACCCTTAAAATCTTGCTTTTCAATAACATCTTTAAGGTAAGGCTTATCCTTAAATTCAGCCGGGACTAATTGATCGAAAGTCACACCTTCAGGTAGTTTGAATTCTGGGGTGTTAACGTCGTCCGTTCTATTAATAGTATGTGTCGAGTTCATCCCCTCACCTGCACCGGCTTCACCACCTTCACCTGCACCGGCTTCACCACCGCCACCTGCACCTTCACCTGCACCTGGGTCACGGCAAATGCGTAAAAAACCCTTGTTGTTTAATAATCTTCTGTAAAACGGCTCTGCTGCCTTCTTCATGGTGTTTCTCCTTAGTATTTAGTCGAACAAGTCGGCTGTTCCGACAATCTCGACATCTATTAGAATATCTGGTTTCAAATACTTACGCATCTGAAGGTATAGCCCCCTGCGAGCGTTGTTGCTGATAGTGGATAATGCAGCGATTTCTTGGGTCTCGTGATTCACTACTGTGTCACACTCTTGGTACCCACACTCGTCCATTATCCACTTCAGCACACGTCTCCCTTCTGGAGTACAGAAGGTCGTGTTGAAATCAGAGAACAATTTTAAAAACTCTTGTTGTTGAAGCTTTAATGCTTCTGCCTGCTGCGTTTTGACACGCGTTGAGAAATTTGGGGTCTCACTCATTATATTAGCTCCGCTTGTTTAGCATTACGTGCCGTCTCCGACATCGCTTTAGCTTGGTCCATTTCCGCTTGTTTTTCCGCTGCCTCTGCACGCGTTTTACGTTGTAAATCAATCTCATCATTTGAATGTAGATCAGCACTACTCATACCTGAGTTAATAGCTACTTTACGTACTGACGAGTCTTCATTCACAATATCTGCCATCCCTGGTGCTATCTGTGCATGGGTGCTAATGAAGTCCCAGGTTTGGAATATACCTTCGATCTCATCGGACTGCAACACACGCATTGCCGGTGTGAAATATACAATCTTATAGAAATCCTTATTCTTCATAATACGTTCTGCGATTGCTTCAGGAATGTAAACTGGTTCTTCCCCATTCGCAATAGCCTCGGCTTCTTGAGGTGTGCCTTTAATAACTCCTAAACGCCCTTTGCGGAAAAGGATATTAAATGTACGCTCAACTAGTGGTGTGAACAACTCCGCAATCTGACGACTATATAGAGAACGTAAGGTAGCTGCTCTCAAGGTGTTGCGAATACGGGCCTCACCTAATGTCATTTCGTGATCGTTATTCAAATCAAGTAAACGGTCAATAGAGAATCTGTTGCCAATAGCTTCTTCTAGCTTAGTCACTAGTGGCTCTACTTCTTGTATGTTCCCGACGGTAAAGATAGGTTGGATAGGGTTTGTGTTCCCTATACGACCGTTAGTGCGCATAACATTCACAGCTCCAGGGCCTACGTCTATCTTACCATTACCTAACCACCCGTCATCCATTACTGCAAGTGGTGGTTCAAGTTGCTTCTCGATCGCAATCGTCAACCCTTCCCAAATTGCGTTTAGTTCCATAACGTCAGGTAAAGCTTTCATTCCCGGAGAACGACCATAAACCTCACCAATGCGTTTAGAGAATCTAGCAATCTTCACTGGCATTTCTTCATAACCACTTTCACGGAAGACGTGCTTGTTCTTCAAATCAATATGCACTGACATGAATGGCATATCTTTAGCAGATAGTCCTAACCCAAATACGTCTCTTGGCTTAATGACATGAAGCACTTTAACTTTACGATCTAAATTATGACCGCCGTTATTCGCTAACTCAACATACTCAGGTGGCATATTATCCATGCCGTATGTCTTAATCACTTGTTGGAGAGGTAATTCTTTCTCAATAAATACTGTGTCAACGGTACCGTGCTTACCTTCTGCAATAGCCATACGTTTAACATCCCAGGCTTGGTACATAACCTCTGTGCCTGATTCCTCGTCGCCATCAAAAGCCCCAATACCACTTGTACCGAACGCACCCTGGTCGAGCATATACTCTTCGAGAGAAGTCATAAACCCTGCCTTTGGATCGTCCATTGCTTCTGTAACTACTTCTGTAACAAATTCTAAATATTCTTTATTCTCTGCATCAAAAGCATCCACTCCACGATGAGCGTGTAACTTAATAGCACGTGCACCATTAGGCCATAACTGACCGATTAAAGCTGAAGCCATTGTCTCAAGAGCCTGTGGCCCCGTCGAGTCAAACAGTTCATCATTTAAAAACTCAGCCTCAGAAACAGATTGAGTAAACATAGATTTACGAGTGAAGATAAATTCACCGACGAGTTGCCAATGGTTTTTCCAAGGCCCTTTCTCTCGCTCACGTATAGCGTGTTCTTTTATAAGCCCATCAACTTCGTTCGCTGTAATTGACATAAATAGTTCCCTTATTAGTTTCCGAAAAGTTTGCTTCGACCCGTGCTGTCCTCGTCCGAAGATTGAAATACACGCCCTTGAGAAGAGGACACTAATGCTGCTCTTGATCTCAGTGCGATTCGTTTTTCCTCTGGGGACTCTTTCTTATCACCT